TGTGGCCTGTGCCAGACCAAGGTACGATTAACGCCCCCTACTACATTATTAAGTACTGGCGGATGCGCAGGATTCAAGACGCTGGCAGTGGTGTGCAGACTCCCGATGTAAACTTCCGGTTCTTGCCATGTTTGGTGGCGGGGCTGGCGTACTACATTGCGCAGAAAGACCCGGCTTTGATGCCGCGTGTACCGATGATTCAGGCAGAATACGAGCGTCAGTTTGAACTGGCGGCGGGCGAAGATCGTGAGAAAGCACCCGTTCGCTTCGTACCACGTATGTTTTATACGAGGTAGCCATGAGCAGCCGGTATGCTTCAGGTCAAAAGTCGCTATCAATCTGTGATGTATGCGGGTTCCCTTACAAGCTAAGAGAGCTGCGAGAGCTGATTGTTAAAGGCAGAAACACCAACGTCATGGCGTGCACTGAGTGCTGGAACCCGGATCACCCGCAGCTGCATTTGGGTGAGTTTCCTGTAGATGACCCGCAGGCACTGCGAAACCCAAGACCTGATTTTAACGAGTTCCCAGAAGAGCGAGCGTTGATCCTCCCGGTACTTGGGGTAAGCTCTGGCGGCACTGTAGGCTACGTAAGAATAGTTATATCTTAGGAGATGAACATGAAGAACAGCACCAAGGAACCAAAAGTCGTTGTAATGCCGGTGATACCGACGGTGTACAAAGTAGACACCGTTAACCAGCCGATTGATGTAAAAAGCAGCGGTGTTAAGACCCGCGGTAACGGCGCAGCGACCAAAGGCACGATGGCTCGTGGCCCAATGGCGTAAGGGGTAAACCGTGAACTACAGCGAACTGACTCAAAACATAGAAGACATCTGCGTACAGACGTTCACAGCAGACCAGCTCGCTATGTTTACTCAACAAGCAGAGCAAAAAATCTACACGACGGTAGAGCTGCCTGCGTTTCGTAAGAATCAAACAGGTTCGCTGACCTCGGGCAACAAGTATTTAACAATGCCCACCGGCATGTTGTACGTCTACTCTCTGGCGGTTATTGACGCTGACGGCGACTACTACTACCTGCTGAACAAAGACGTAAACTTCATACGCGAGGCATACCCCGGGCCAACTGATACCGGACAGCCCAAGCACTACGCGGTGTTTGACCAGAATACGTTCATTCTTGGCCCGACCCCCAACTTAAACTACAACTCCGAGATTCACTTCTCGTACTACCCAGAGTCTATTGTGACGGCCGGCACCACGTGGCTTGGGGATGAGTTTGATTCTGCGTTGCTTAACGGCGCGTTGGTTGAAGCCATACGCTTCCAGAAGGGTGAGCCTGACATGGTGGCGTTGTACGAGAAGTTGTACGTACAGGCACTCACTTTGCTTATTCAGGTTGGTGACGGTAAACTGCGTGGAGACGCATACCGTGATGGTCAAATAAAGAGGAAGATAGGCAATGCTTAGCGCGTTTGGTGGGGCAGAAATAGGCGAGATCAAGGCAACGCTGGTGTCTGGGCGGGGCTTTACGCCTGAAGAGCTGGCAGAGCAGGCGCTGAACAAGATTGTGTCCGTGGGCGGCAACTGTCACCCGGTTATTCGAGATCAAGCCGAAGCCTTTAAAAACGATATTCGTGGGGTGCTGGTGCATTACATGAGACAAGCGGTGCGGTCTAACCACACTACTTTAGCAAATAAATTCCGCGCCGCTGGGCATTCGGAACTTGTAAAATTACTGGAGAGTTAACATGGCTATTACCGTCACTACCGCAATGCCCACCAGCTTTAAAGTTGAGCTGCTCAAGGGTCTTCACGATTTTACCAACGGCGCAGATGTGTTCAAGATCGCACTGCTAAAGTCTGCTGCTGCAGGCTCTGGCACGTACGGCGCGGCAAGCACAAACTACTCTAACATTACCGGTAACACCGACGAAGCCAGCGGCACAGGGTACACGGCGGGCGGCAACACGCTCACTAACGTCACTCCTACTGCTGACAGCACTACGGCTATTACGGACTTTGCTGACACCACATGGTCAAGCGCGTCGTTCACAACTTGCGGGGCGATGATTTACAACACCAACAACTCAAACTCTGCGTGTGCGGTGCTGAGTTTTGGCGGCGACCAGACCGTGAGTTCCGGTGATTTCGCCATTCAATTTCCAGCTGCTGCCGCCGCGACTGCGATTATCCGGATTGCTTGAGATAGGGCTACCCCATGTCTTTTTCAGGGCCTACTAGCGGGTTTGGCGAGAGAAGCTGGGGTAGCAACGGCTGGGGCGGCTATGGGACTATAGTTAGCCTTGGAGCTGTTTGGGGCAATGGCGGGTTTGGTGAAGGTGCTTGGGGGGACAACTACAACGTCTCCGTAGTGGGCACAGGTTCGGTAGGCTCCGTAGTAATATCCGTGTCGGACAGCATAGTGCTGACAGGGGTGGAAGGGACAGGTTCTGTTGGTACCGTTGTAGCGTCTGTTTCTGACACAGTTGTGCTCGTGGGCGTTGAAGGCGCGGGTGCGGTAGGAACTGTAGCTACAAACTACAGCAGTGTTCAAATCCCAACCGGTGTGCAAGGCGTCGGTGAGATGGGCGGCTTTGAAGTACAGGTTGATGACATTGTCATCCCTATAGGAGTTCAGGGCGCAGGCGCAGTAGGCACCGTAGACCTAGTTATAGGGGATATTTTTGAACCCGTAGGTGTTGTAGGCACTGGACAGATAGGCAGCGCAGTCCCACGCATTACGTTTGCAGTAACCGGCGTTGAGGGCACTGGCGCGGTTGAAGCGGCGGGTGTGTCGCTTTCCCCGGTGTTTGCCGGGGTTGAAGGTGACGGCGAGATAGGCACTGTTACCCCTGCGTACGATACCGATGTCGCAGTGACCGGAGTGGTTGGCACGGGGGCGGTTCAAAACGTAGTGCCGCTGGTTAGAAAGGCTGTTACGGGTGTAGCTGGGACTGGGGCTGTAGGTAGTGTAGTCATATCGGTTGACGATGCCGTTATACCAACCGGAGTAGCTGGTGTAGGCGCGGTAGGTACCGTTAGAATAGTTGGATGGACAAACGTCAATGACGCGCAGACACCAAATTGGGTTAACATAAACGACGCTCAGACCCCCACATGGGTTAACATAGATAAAGCGGCTTAGGAGCTAACATGGCTAGTTTTACAAATGATCTACGGCTTAAAGAGATCACCACGGGCGACGAAGATGGAACGTGGGGCACCAGCACCAACACCAACCTGTCCCTGATTGCTGACGCGTTTAGCCTTGGCACCAAGCAGATGGCCGCTGACGCCAACGAGACCTTTACGATGCCGGATGCTTCGGCGGACGGTACGCGCTCGCTGTACTTGAAGATTACCTCTGCGGTGTCCTTGACTGTAACGCGCACCGTGACACTGGCGCCGAATACGGTGTCCAAGGTCTGGATCATTGAGAACGCTACCACCGGCAGTCAGTCGATCACGATATCACAAGGCTCAGGTGCTACGGTAACCATTGCCAACGGCAGCAAGGTGATGATAGTAACCGACGGTGCGGGCGGCGGTGCGGCGGTAACCAATGCCAACCCAACTACAACGGCGGGTACGGTCACCTCGGTAGGCGGCACAGGCACAGTTAACGGCATTACGCTCACAGGTACAGTCACAAGTTCTGGCAACCTTACGCTGGGTGGTACGCTGTCTGGTGTGTCATTGACGACTCAAGTCACTGGAACCCTTCCTTTTGGTAACGGTGGCACAGGCTTGGCTACGCTTGGAACGGCTGGTCAGGCTTTGATTGTTAACTCTGGAGCCACAGCGTTAGAGTACGGTAGCGCAGGTGTATCAACAGGCAAAGCCATTGCGATGGCGATGATTTTCGGATTCTAAGGAGATAGAACGTGGCTAACCCCAACATAGTTAACGTCACAACGATACTGGGCAACACCAGTACCACACTGATCAGCTCAACGGCTAACCCGTTTGCGACTGCGCTTGTTAACAACGCGGCATCCAGCGGCAAGGTCTACAAGATCAACTCCATTGTTGCTGCGAACGTGGACGGCTCATCTGCTTGTGATATCACGATCAGCATCTTCTCTCAGGACGATCTGGGCGGTACGGGTACTGCGATTGCTTCAACGATCTCTGTTCCTGCTGACGCAACGCTGATCATCACAGACAAGACCACAACCTTCTATCTCTTAGAAGACAAGTCGATTGGTGCTACGGCCAGCGCAGCGAATGACATCGTTGTTACGATCTCGTGGGAAGAAATATCAAGCTGATAGGGGTATCCCATGTCTTTACGCCGACCTAATGGCTTTATAAGTGCTGGCTATGACCCGCTGGAAGTACCCAATGCGCCTACGATTGGTGTGGCGAGTGTTGCTTCAGCTACGTCAGTCTCGGTGACCTTCACTGCGCCTGCTAACGTGGGCGGGTCTGCTATTACAGGTTATGTAGCTACGGCGAAGAAGACATCAGACGGCACGACCATCAGCGGCACAGGCTCCTCGTCTCCGGTTACGATCTCTGGATTGACTAGCGGCTCTGCCTACACGGTCACGGTTGCGGCTGTTAACTCGTTTGGTCTTGGTGTGTCTAGCGCGGCAAGTAATTCGGTTACTCCGTTGGCGTTGGAATTGTATGTTTGGGGGTTAAACAACAGTGGACAGCTTGGTCTTGAGGATACGGTTAACCGTTCTAGTCCTGTTCAGGTTGCTGGGGCATCTTGGTCTGAAGTAAAAACCAAAAGTACATTTACTCTTAGCACAAAAACAGACGGAACACTATGGGCTTGGGGGCTAAATAGTGCAGGACAACTTGGCCTGAATGATACAGTTAGCCGTAGCAGCCCCGTACAAGTTGGAGCATTAACTACTTGGGCTTTAATATCAAATGGTTACGCAGCCTCTAGCGCAATTAAAACTGATGGCACACTTTGGGTTTGGGGAACCGGCAGTTTTGGACGTTTTGGCCTAAACGACACAGCAAACCGGAGCAGCCCAATTCAAGTAGGGGCATTAACAAATTGGTCTAAAGTTACTATATCTCAAATGTGTCTTGCCGTTAAAACGGACGGGACTTTGTGGTCATGGGGTCGAAATCATGTAGGGCAACTTGGACTTAATGACACTAATGATCGAAGCAGCCCAGTTCAAGTTGGTGCAATGACAAATTGGGCAAACGTAGCAGGCACATACAGTGGTTGTGCCGCTATAAAAACAGACGGCACGTTGTGGGCATGGGGCTATAATGGCACTGGACGGCTTGGTTTAAACAACACAGCAAACCGAAGCAGCCCAGTTCAAGTAGGCGCGTTAACAACGTGGTCAAAGGTGTCGGTTGAAAGTGCATGTTTAGCCATTAAAACTGACGGCACTTTGTGGTCATGGGGTTCTGGTATTAATCAAGGGAGAAGCACATCTATATTTGATGCAACCAGCAGCCCTGTGCAAGTAGGCGCGTTAACTGATTGGTCTGATGTTTCTACTGGTAATATGACTATTGCTATAAAAACTGATAAAACACTTTGGACTTGGGGTAATAACGATAACGGTCAGCTTGGACTCGGCGATACAAATAATCGCAGCAGCCCCGTACAAGTTGGCGCTCTATCGTCGTGGCAGAAAATAGGCTCTGGCTCATCACAAAGCGCAGCAATTTTGGGAGCCTAACATGAACATCAACCAATCAGGATTGAGGTGTTAAATGCCCTCGTATAGCGGTGTTTGGACGTTGCAAGCTCAGATGCAGGCCGAGGCTGCGGGTAACTGGCCGAAGCCGCCTGTTTTTAGGGAGTTGTACGCTTGGGGGCCTAACAATTTAGGTCAGCTTGGTCTTGTGGATACGGTTAACCGTTCAAGTCCAGCACAGGTTGGTGCGGATGCTGATTGGGCGCAGGTGTCAGCTGGCGAAAACTTTGCAACGTCTGTAAAGACAAATGGCACGTTGTGGAGTTGGGGCTATAACGGTCAGGGTAGGCTTGGCCTCAACGACACCGTCTCGCGTTCCAGCCCTGTTCAAATTGGTGCGTTAACCGCATGGAATAAAGTTTCTTGTGGAAAAAGACACATGCTTGCTGTTAAGAATGATGGAACTTTGTGGTCTTGGGGCAGAAACTATTACGGACAGCTTGGCACAGGAAACACAACAGATAGAAGTAGCCCTGTACAGGTTGGCGCATTGACAACTTGGATTGCTGTATCTGCGGGATACGACTTTTCTTTTGCTATTAAAACTGACGGTACGATGTGGAGTTGGGGTCAAGGCAGTCAAGGTAGACTTGGCCTTAACAATACCTCTAGTCTCTCCAGTCCAGTTCAAATAGGCTCACTAACTACATGGAGTTCTGTTGCTACAGGTAGCAACTTTTGTTTTGCGCGGAAAACAGATGGCACAATATGGTCTTGGGGATATAATGTATTTGGGGCATCCGGTTTAAATGACACTAATAACAGATCAAGCCCTGTTCAAATCGGCGCACTTACTACGTGGGAAAAAATAAACGCTGGTCAACAAAATGCGTTTGCTATAACAACCAGTGGAACTTTGTTCGCATGGGGACAGGGAGGAAGTGGGCAGCTTGGAGATTCTAGTACTGCTAATCGCTCAAGCCCTGTGCAAGTGGGCGCACTAACCACATGGGCTAATGTAGCTGGAGGAAACTCTTTTACGATTGCAAACAAAACTGACAAAACTCTTTGGGTGTGGGGTAGTGGCAGCGATGGCAAACTTGGCCTGAACAATACTACTTCTTACAGCAGCCCCAAACAAGTTGGGTCATTAACTACGTGGAGCATTATACCAACTCAACTGACAATGAGTTCTAGCACGTTCGCAATTGAAGTATCTTAAATCAGGATAACCATGAACAAAAACCTACACTTCCTCTCAGGCGTACCGCGTTCCGGCTCAACGGTCTTGGCGGCTATCCTGAATCAGAACCCAATGACGCATGTGTCTACTACGTCTGCGTTGGGCGCAGCTCTGGACGGTCTGGCTACGGCTTGGCATCGTGACAACCTCTTAGTAAACAACGATCCTGATCGCAGCAAACTGGCTCACACCATGCGCGGAGTGATTGATGCGTTCTACGAAGATGTTCCGAAACCTGTGATTATCGACAAGGCGCGTAATTGGCCGATTCCCGTGATTATGCAGGCGATGGGTCAGGTGCTGGGTCACAAGCCCAAGATCATTGCGACAGTGCGCTCTATCCCTGATTGCATGGCATCCTTTGTTCGGGTAGCCAAGCCAATCAACTTGGATGACTTCCTTGTTAACAGCTCACTGACCAACCACCTGAAAGGCTCCTACCAGACGCTCCAACAGGGCTACGCTTACGATCCTGAAAGCTTCCTCTTTGTTGAGTACGAAGACCTGCTGACCGACCCAAAGGCTCAGTTACAGCGCATACACGCATTCCTTGACCTGCCTGACTTTGACTACGACTTTGCCAACATTGATGGCTCAACGGTCAAAGAGGATGACGAGAACCTGCACGGATACTCTGGCCTGCACGACATCAAGCCGGTACTGGAAAGACAGCATCAAGAAAGCCCCAAGGACGTACTGAAGCACCACTACGCTCAGTTCTGTCAGCCTGAGTTCTGGCTGGAAAGACCTCGCACAATCCCTGAGATACACGACCTTGATCTGCAACTGGTGGCCTCACGAATGGGCGACTTTGCCGAGGGCTGGAGACTGTGCCAGAAGCTGGAGAAGGACGAGCCTGATAACCACCGAGCAGCCTACAACCGTGGCTGGTATCTCTTGCGTCAGGGTCAGATACAGAAGGGCTATCAACTGCTGGATCGCGGTCGCATTGTTAACGTCTTTGGTAACGCCAAGCCAAGCGTCCCCACTCAGCCGTGGGATGGTAAGAGCAAGGGCATCGTTATGCTGCACCTTGAGGGTGGTCTGGGAGATCAAATTCATCAGGTGAGATACGCCAAGCTGATTGCAGATCGTGGCTGTAAAGTCATCGTGTCCTGCTCTGGCCCACTGGCCTCCCTGTTTGTGGACGTTGAGGGTGTCTCTGCGGTCATCCAGCATGAAGCAAGCTTTGGCATATACCATGACTTCTACGTTCAAGGTATGTCTGCTGTAGTGCCTCTAGGGCTTGAATTAAGCGACCTGTCTGGCAAGCCGTACATCACGAAGCCCAAGACCATCAAAGCCCGTAGAAAGCGCATAGGGCTGCGCTGGCAGGGTCAGTCAGCCTTTGAGCATGACCACAACAAGAAGTTTCCGTATGACCTGCTGTTTGATGCGGTGAAGGATGCAGATGCCGAGTTCATCTCCCTGCAACGCGATGAGGGTGCTGATTCGTGTCCGTCTTGGGTGAAGCAGGTTCCGTTGGATAGCTGGGAAGATACCCGCGCTGCTGCGGCATCGTGTGACTTGGTGATTTCCTCTTGCACCTCGGTCAGTCACTTGGCTGCTGCGATGGGTGTGGAGACTTGGGTTGTCACGCCCGTTATGCCATACTTTCTCTACGCACTTGAGGGCGACACCTGTCCTTATTACGATACAATGCGCCTGATGCGTCAGGAAGTGTTCGGTGACTGGACTGCGAGCTTTGAGAAGATCAGAGAGCGTCTGGGTGAGAAACAAGCCTTGAGGAGAGTCAAGTGAGTCAAAAGTATCCCGGCGGCATAATCAGTAAAACGGCTCCCGTCACTGTCGGCCCTGTCGATGGCGAGGGCGGCTCTGCGCCGGGTATCTGGACTTTGACTCAGGCGCTGGAATTGCAGAAGCAGAACCTGTGGCCGAAGCCTGTGTTGCCGAAGGAATTGTTTAGTTGGGGGCGTAATAATGAAGGGTCGCTGGGGCTTGGGGATACGGTTTACCGATCATCTCCCGTTCAGGTCGGGGCTTTGACGGATTGGGCAAAAATAACTGCCGGTCTTACGTTTGGAGCAGCGATAAAAGCTGACGGCACGTTGTGGTCATGGGGGGCAAACGCCAACGGACAACTTGGTCTAGGCAATGTCTATAACAGTCGCTCGAGTCCCGTTCAAGTTGGTTCTTTAACTAACTGGTACGAAGTATCTGCTGGTAGCACTCATTGTCTGGCGACGAAGACAGATGGCACATTGTGGTCGTGGGGCAGCGGGACTGGTGGAAAGTTAGGTTTAAACAACACGATTAGCCGTTCCAGCCCAGTTCAAATCGGAGCCTTAACTGAATGGGCAGACATTGTTGCTACTGGAGACACATCTTTAGCAATTAAAACCAACGGCACATTATGGTCTTGGGGATATGGCAGCTATGGGTCATTGGGCTTAGGTAATACAACAAATTATTCGTCTCCTAAACAAGTGGGTGCGTTAACAAACTGGTCAAAAGTATGCGCGGGTGACAAAACGGCGTTTGCGGTTAAAACGGACGGAAGCATATGGTGCTGGGGTCGAAACCATTACGGGCAACTTGGTTTAGGCAACACAACAAATTACTCCTCCCCGAAACAAATTGGTTCTCTAACAACATGGGCAAAAGTATCATCAAGTGATTCTGCAACCTTTTGTGTAGCAATAAAAACAGACGGCACATTGTGGGCGTGGGGCAGAAACCAAACTGGACAGCTTGGGCAAGGCAACACTACGAATCGTTCTAGCCCCGTACAGACTGGCGCACTGACCACTTGGGCGCAGGCAGCTTCTGGCGGAAACGAGTTTTGCATTGCGCGAAAATCAGACGGTACTTTATGGTCTTGGGGTAGTAATGGCTTTGGTTTTCTTGGACTAAACAATACTACTGCTTATTATAGCCCAAAACAAATTGGGGCATTAACAACTTGGCGGTTTATACCAAAAAACATGAACGGGTCTCGTTCCCTTGCCCTCAAAACAACTTAAATCAGGAGATACAAAATGTTCTTTGTAAAAATTGAAAACAACGAAGTAACCCAGTGCTGGGACACTCAGCCTCCTAAAGGCGAGTCAGGCTGGAAGTCAGCCATTGAAGTGCGTCCTCCCCTGACACCTAACCGTCAGCAGTACACAGCTCACACCTTTGACATCACCAAAGACCCCGTAGAGATCGTCTGGGGCGTTGTTGACATCACTGCTGAAGACCGTAAGGGTGGAATGCGCTCACAGGCTGCCGCTGCGTTCCAGCAAGTTGTGCAGGAAGAGATGCGTAAAGAGGTCGATGACTTCCCCGAAACTCAGTACAACGCTGCAACGGTTGACGCTGCTCGCATTGCCTTTGAGACTCGCGTAACTGCAATCAACGCAGCTACTACGCATGACGAGCTTGATGCGCTGTGAGACTGAACTTCTCGTATGACATGACACCATCGTGCGCCTACATCATCCGTGTTGTGGGCAACGCTGCCTCTGAAGAAAAGGCCAAGCGGTGTGCTATGTCGTGCGAGAGAGCGAATCAGCCCTACGACTACTGGGATGCCTATGACGGCACGGGTGAGGGTATTAAAGAACCCAGTCACCACAACGTCATCATGGACTGCATCAAGGTTACGGATCACTACCTGACCCGTGGTGAAGTAGCCTGTGCATTGAGCCACATTAGCCTATGGGCAAAGTGCGTACTTGAGGACAAGCCGTTGGTTATCCTTGAGCATGACGCTCTGATGGCTAAACCCTACACGCAACACGCTGTGTTTAACTCCATCTGTTACTTGGGATCGCACGAACAGGTCAAGCTAGGCTGGCAGGTATCGGCTACGCCACCACACGCAACTGAGGGTGAGAACTACCACTTCCTGTGCCGCGCTCATGCGTATGCGATTGATCCTGCTGTGGCGAAGAACCTGCTGGCTTATGTGATAAAAATGGGCATCTGCACCTCCCTTGATATGCTGATTCGTGCTGACCTCTTCCCCATTCACCAGATGGGTGTCTACGCATACAACGTGTATGAGAGCCGAGAAGAAACAACGATCAAGGGCAGACCTTTGGACGGAAGGGCAACCAAGCGCAACGATGGGCTGGTGATATGAAGATTCTGGTGATGGGCTTACCCGGCTCTGGCAAGACAACCTTTGCTCGGTTCCTCGCTGAATACTTCCGGTGTGTGCATTTCAACGCTGATGACATACGCGAGAACGTCAACAAGGACTTGGGGTTTAGCCTTGAGGATAGAATTGAACAGGCAAGGCGCATGGGGCATCTGTGCAACATTGCTGGCCGCTGGGGTTCGACTGTAGTTGCTGACCTTGTGTGTCCAACCGAAGAGACACGTGAGGCGTTTGGTGCTGACTTTGTCGTGTGGATGAACACCACCAAGCAGGGCAGGTATAAGGACACCAACGCGATGTTTGTGCCGCCTGCACACTATGACTACCGAATTGATGACTTTGCGATGCAGATGACGCATCACGCCAAGGAGATTGCGAACCTGTGGACACAAAAAAGCGCAGCATCATCAAAACAATAACGTGGCGCGTAACGGGCAGCACAGCGACTTTTTTGATATCCTACGCCGTCTCTGGAAGTTTCACGGCAGCAGGAACGATAGCAACGATTCAACTGATTTCTAATACTATTTTGTACTACATGCACGAAAGAGCGTGGAACAGACTGAGGAGTGAATCGTGGACATAGACGAAGGCGCGTTACGCAAGATCATCAGAGAAGAGATGAAGTCGGCTCTGAAGGAAGTTGGTCTGCACGACGAAGAGGCCGGTGACGATGTACGCGACTTACGTAGTCTGATTACCGATTGGCGCGGCATCAAGAAAACAATTTGGCAGACGATTGCTCGTGCCGGAACGATGTTTGTCCTTGGCCTGCTGATGCTTGGTGCGTGGAGCCGGATTAACGGTGGCGGTAACGAGTAATGCTTGATCCGGTTTCTGCTTTAGCCATAGCCACGTCTGCCTACAAAGTCCTCAAAAAGGGCATTGAAATGGGCAGAGAGCTGGAGGACATGGGCGGTCAGTTGGGTGCGTGGTTTAAGGCTGTGTCCGATGTTAAGAACGCGGAGGAAGAGGCCAAAGACCCGCCGTTATTCAAAAAGCTTATGTTCTCCGGCAGTGTCGAGCAAGAGGCGATGCAGGCACTTGTAGCCCGAAAGAAGATTGAGCAGCAAGAGAAAGAACTGCGTGAATTGATAGTCTACAAATGGGGCGTTGAGGAGTACACGGCAATGATGCGTGACCGCGCCAAGATTAAAGACACGCGGGAAAGAGCAATACTGAACCAGCGCCGTAAGATGCGTAAGCTCATTCAGAATGTTTTAACCGTCACCGTCCTGCTGGGGCTGGTGGGCATCATAGTCGCATTTGTGATCGGCATTATTCAGAATCTGAGGTAACAGTTATGTTAAGTTTAATATCAAGTTTGATGGGTTTCGCTGCCGGTGGTTTGCCGAAGGTACTGGATTTTGTGCAGGATCGCGGCGACAAGAAGCACGAACTGGCTCTGATGGCAGCTAATCGTGAGCGCGAGATTGCACTTGCTCGTGAGGGCTTTGTTGCACAGGCTAGAGTCGAGGAAATCAAGACTGAGCAGATTGCAATGCAGACACAGGCGCAGGAAAAACTGGCTATGTGGAAGCATGACATGAAGATCGGGGAAGGTGCATCAACCTGGGTGATAAACCTACGCGCCTCTGTTCGCCCAGTCGTGACATACCTGTTTGTCGGCTTGCTGATCGTTGTTGATGTGGCTGGTATCTGGTATGCGTACAGCACAGGCGTGGCCTTTGCTGAAGCGATGGACATGGTCTTCTCTGATGACGAGATGGCTATCTTGGCCACAATCATCAGCTTCTGGTTCGGGTCACAGGCATTCAACAAGAAATGAGCATATCCGAGGCTGGCATTCAGTTGATCAAATCCTTTGAGGGCTGTCACAACAGCCCTTACAAGTGTCCTGCTGATCTTTGGACTGTAGGGTATGGCAGAGTGCTGTACCCAGATCAAGCGCGTTTGAAGAACGACGAGAGAGCCAACTACCCACTGAGAACTGAGCATAACAGGACATTTTCCGGTGATGAAATTGACGCGCTTCTTGAGGCGGATTTACAACGCTTTGAGGCAGGGGTACTACGACTATGTCCTGCTGCTGCTGATAATCAGTGCCATCTTGACGCGCTGGTCAGCTTTGCGTTCAATGTGGGGTTAGGGAATCTTCAGTCTTCCACCCTAAGAATGAAGTACAATCGCGGCGACTACGATGGCGCAGCAGAAGAGTTCCTGAAGTGGAACAAAGCTGGCGGTAAAGTCCTTAACGGACTGGTCAGACGCAGAGAAGCTGAACGAGCTTTATTCTTATCCGGGGGCTAAATGTATCTTATAAGCAACATTCCGTACTTCAAGTGCTGGGTACGCAAAGAGTTTACCAACGGTCATCAAAACTACCACGGCGAGTATGTCCATGCGCTGGCGGTTGCGGTCACCACCATGCCCGACAGGTGTCTGTCTTTTCAGTTGATCTTTACAGGGTGCGAAGCCGACGATGGTAGCCAGCCTAATGTGCATGGCGGCGCGATGTGGGCAAGAATGCCCATCACTGCTCTGGTTGGGGATATACCGCTGGAAGAGTGGCCTGAGCGGATGGAAACGCACTTCGTGCAGCCGTGGGATTGCAGTTCCTACCACCACAGTATTATCTCCATCGACAGGGCTAAACCGTCACAGTGGCTGTGCAAGATCAACAACGAGTTCTACAAGGGTCGCTACCTGTTCACGGTTGACTACGCTGAGAGCGAAGTGGCTGAAGACCCTGCACAGCACAAGCAGACACATGTCCTGATCTTAACTGATGCTGGCAAATGGACGGGTAACATCGTAGCATTGCCTAACAACAGAGTCCGCGTCACCAGCCCCGCGTATTGGGTCACGGGCGAAGGCGCACCGGACTTTAAACCTTCGCAGTGGATACACTGTGCGGAGCAAGACGATTCATATCTGGACCCCAATGTAACTTTTAACAATCTGTACGCGGAGAACGAAAATGATGAAAGCTAAAGGTATGGCCGCTGGTGGTATGCCCATGACTACTAAAGACGGCAAGAAAGTCCCTGCGTTCGCCGCAGATGGTAAGGGTAAAATGGCTGCAGGCGGCATGGCTAAGAAGGGCTACGCAGCTGGCGGGAAAGCCAAAAAGGGCGGCGCTGCGGGCGGTAAATCTGCACCACGTGGCAGATAATGCTTAAGTCACTCACCTTAAAACCCGGCGTTAACCGAGAAAGCACACGGTACGCTGCGGAGGGTACATGGTACGAGACGGATAAAGTCCG